CTGTCCCTTCGTGAAGCCCTGGTACACCTCCAGAGCCTCATGATCGAGTGAGACTGTCACCACCCACCTCCCTGCTTTTCTAATCGGCATGAGTGACCCTAGAAGAGATGGTACTTAACATTTGTTAACTGCCGCTGGAGCGACTGAACCGGTTTTGCTTGCAAAACCTGTTTGCGCATCAGCGTGCGCACTGGAAAGACTCCGTTTTTCACAAGGACGATAAGCATTTGGAGCGAGGCGCCCGAGAATGTCCTGTTCGACATGATTATGTGACGTGCACAGCCGGTTGACGGTCGGTACACGGTCGGTGCACGGACATGGTAGTCATCGAAACGGCGATATTGGCTCTTCTGGGCCTCCTGAATCTGGCTGCAATCGGATTCCTGGCTCACTGGATCAGAATGCACCTGGATCAAGGACTCCAGGACATCGATGAGAAGCTTGCAATCGCGATTAAGACCCTGATTGACAAGCTAATGTCCGGCGAGATGTCAGACTTCGAGCCTCCTAATGCACTACAAGCTGCGTTTGCCGATCTGATTCGCTCGGTAGCTCATAATAAGATGAACACGATCAACGCCACGGTGACAGAACGCGACGCGGGTGGACAATTTGTGCCCCCTGAATCGTTCTCGTGATATTTATAGACCGACTTTCTTAACAGAATGGACATGGCACGCAGAAAAAAGTCTCGACGCCGAAGATCGCCCAAGACAATCAGTCTCCTGAACATAGCGGAGAGCTATGCGTACGCGAGCGTCCTCACTTCTGGCGTTTTAGCAAATTCTCCCGTAGGCGTCCTCGGATTCGACGGATCAGCAGGCGGCGCAGGCTACGGCATGACCACCACGAACGGAGCAGGCGCGATGACGCTCACCTCGATCGTCTCAGACCCTGGCTCGAGCTTCGATGCGATGTCTGCTAACTTCATGGCTAACTATCAAGCGATGGCCGTGAGTGCAATAGGGATCGGAATCACCTTTAAATTTGCCAAGAAGCTCCTACGCAAGCCTATATCCAATGTTAATAGGAATCTAATGAAGCCGCTTGGAATCGGCGTGAGGCTGTGATCCTATGGCAACGAATACAGTTACGGGCAACCTCATCTGCGCCGACGGGACAAACATCCCGCTGAAGTTAGATCTCGTTGAGGGTACTGAAACAAACCTGACAACTGACACCGCGTATACGGTGACTGCAGCCAACGTTGGAGATTTCGCTCCTGGAAAGACCGTCGTCGGCGGTCTGGTGTCTTGTGATAACGGAGTGGGCTATGCCTTCATCCTCTCACAAGGTCTTGTTGCGGCTATCATCCCCTGGTCAATCAAGGGCGCCGTCACTGACGGGCAACCTGCACTATGCCAACCATACGTGCTCAAGGCCGGAGACATCGTCCGGTGCATGAGCCAGACTGCCGCAGACCGCGGAGCCACTGCAGCAGTCTACACAGCTCGCGGAGTCTCGAGAATCTTCCATGTTACACCGTCAGGTGCAGCTACGAACGAATTAGTCGATCTGCAAACAGGCAACTCGATCGGCGACACGCTCCAAGGCGACCGAATCGTGAAATGGTACGGCACTTCTGTCGATGGACTCAAGATTGAGACAGAGGGCTTCTACGCCGTCGACGCTCTCGGCAACGTCATCGGTTCTTGCAGCGCAACGAACCCGATTACTCAACAACCGGCGTTCGCATTCGCCTCGGTACCGATCCAACTGAATTACAAGTTCCAGTTCCTGACTAACGCCTGAGTGTGGTGTAGATGCGGAAAATGACGAAGGCTCAAGGCCGCCGAAGAATGGCGGAAATACTCTCGAAGTCAAAGAAGCTCTATCTCAGGGGCTTCATTTCGACGAAGGATCTGGATGCAATCGAGCGCATAGTCAAGACTCGATCCAAAAAGATATGCTGAGAGGTGTCGGCTTTGTTGGTATCTGGTATGGGAGTTGGCGGTACAGGCACACAAACCGGCGGCGTTACTGCTGCACAACTTGCAGAGGCACAGAGGCGCCAGGCTCAACAAGATGCAAACAAGGCAGCAACTGCAGCAGCAGCAGCAGAAAGAGCAGCAGCAGCAGCAGCAGCAGCAGCAGCAGGAGCAGCAGCAGGAGCAAGCTACAATGTCGTCGGCGTTCCTGGCGTGCCTGGCGCACGGGTCAGTATGCCAGGCGTCGGCATACCAGACAACTTCTTTGGATTCGTCATGTTAACTCTGGGGTTGAGATGATGCCACTGCCGAATGTGCAAGCGGAATCGCCTCGAGTGTACAAGCTGCTCAAGAATACCACGCTCGCTAACCTGACTGACGACGATCTCGCCTCGGTTGGCAACCCGATCACCGTCGAGATGCTGAATGAAGATGAATTGCAGCGTCTTTGCCTAGTCGCTTTCGCGCGTATGGTAACTAAGGGCAGCTTCGATGGGTGGTTGTGATGCCTCTACCAGACGCAGACAAGAAATCCCCCAGGGTCTACACCCTCCTCCAGAACCTCGATCTCGAGAATCTTAGTGGTGACGATCTCGCTAGTGTCGCTGATCCTATTGCAATCGAGGAAGCTAACGAGGACGAGCTGCGTCGTCTATGCCTGGTAGCATTCGCCAGGATGGTGACCAAGGGAAGCTTCGATGGCTGGCTAAGTTCGGGTGGAGGAGGGGGCTTCTCATCGGTTCTGCCCTTAATCGGTACAACGGACGCGGATCAGTACGACGTGTCATCCTGCCCGCCATGGAATGGTGCGGTCATCACTTCGATGAACGTAGGCGGACTAACCAAGCCTCATTGTTTTCCTTTCATAGCCCCCCAGAGTGGGGCTCTCTCCGCCATTGGAATTTATGTTGCGTCCGCCTCTGCCGGCGATGATATTTACGTCGGTATTTACTCTCAAGACTCAAATTTCCTTCCATCCACGCTCTTAGGATATGCAATAATCTCCCTTGGTTCAGGTGGTGAAATCTACCAAACATCCCTCTCAAGCACGATCACATTAACAGCCGGTACGCAGTATTGGTTCTCTATGGGTCTGAAAGATTCGTCCAGTGCCACTTTACGAGCACTGCATGACGCCTATACTCCATCTTTAGGAATCACGGACGACCTTTCACAGAAACACTTCGCAATTGAGGACACTACCCAATCTGAGTATTCCGCACCACCCTCAACATTTACCCCTGACGCACTCGACGCAACGCAGGCGCGTTATGTCATAGGGCTGAAGTTCTGAAGGAGGCTGGTCGATGACTAAAAAAAAAGTTGACCAGGTGATCGAATACAGAATTTCCCTCCAGGACAAACAGTCCGAGCAGCTCGACGGTATCATCGCCGCGTACCAGATCAACAAGATCGGAACGCCGCTTGTAGCTCTCCTCAGCGATGTCTCAGCGATGGCGTTCATTACTGGTATGCTGGAGGCATTGGGAATCATTGACCTGGACAAGGGGATTCTTCGAGAGATCGCCGATGGCTTGTACGAGAATTACGGGGATGCGATGAAGGCGTTCCTGCTTGATCCGGTCGACCTCATCATCAATCCTCTCGACCTTGGGGGTGGACTTCCGATGGATGTTGCCGAGAAGGCCGCCCCGACCCTCGTCAAAGCGTGGATTTGGATGATGACCAGCGGACGCATCCTAATTACGAATCCAGAGACCCGTTAAATCTGGGCCTGCCTGGATTCGGGCCGGAGACAAGTAGACCCAGAAATCTCGGAATCGAGAGAATCAGACTCACTGGGAGGGGTGCTGGTGGTCCTCGGGTGAGGGGGGGGTGGGGGTTGCATCCTCGATATCCTCGCAAATACAGCCATTGACCGAATTTCCACAAATCAAGCAGATGAGCCACAACGTCTCATCGCACCACTCGGCGAGCTCTAATTCGGTCTCAAGTTCTTCGCGCATCCAGTCCCAACCCTGCCAATGATCGGTCCAAGTCCAGAATTGGGAGTTAATCATCTCTTGCACCCACATTCAAACGGTGCGTTGGAATATCGGAAAGAGAGACGGATGGGTTGTTTACAGGTTAAGCAATAACCGAATCGACCATCTTTGAACCGGCTCATTCTTTCACCAAGAGTTTCGATCCCAGGGAATACATGAACGGGTTTCCCCCTGGTGGGAGTCTCCTGCAGATCTTCGACTGACACATTCCCTTGAAGATGACGCCAGTAACTTTCTCGGGGTCTTCTGCATTTACGAGGATTTCAAAATCCTCTACTCTCTCCCCGCAGTTCATGCAGGGCGGCCCGAGTTCAATCCAGTCCGTAATATCAGCCATTCAATCAGTCCTCCTGGTCATCAACAATGTATCTCGCGTGTGCAGATCCCATATCACAACTGAACCGTGAGTAGTGAGGATGTCTTCCAGCACACTCAGATCGATTTCTCTCGAAGGACAATCCAACTGAACCTCAGCGCTCTCGCAGCAGAGTTCCTCTTTCGACATGAAGCCGATGACCATGGTTGCCACCCCACCATCGGAGAAGCCAGGGTCGTCAACGACCCAAAACCGATTGTCCATCTTCCAGAACCGCTCGGCGACATCATTCATCAGAACCGCCCCCCGCGAATGGCTCGGGTCTCAGCAGCAGCCAGGACTTCGAGATATACAGCTGGGCCGTCGCCAGGATCAGAGTCACCCCGCTGGATGCACTCGATGCGATAGTTAGCCACCTTCAGCTCCTTCTCGAGGCGATACATCTCAAGTCCTCTCAATTTTAATTTCTCGGCATCATTTCGGTTCTTCTTCTGGTTGACGTTGTAGAGGATGAGGGCAGAGCAGACCTTCGCACTCTTCTGTCCCTTCGTGAAGCCCTGGTACACCTCCAGAGCCTCATGATCGAGTGAGACTGTCA